GCAACTGCTGCTGGATTACCAGAAGCATCATAAGTAATTAAATTACCATCCGTACCAGGAGCCATCTTGGCTAATGTTATGGAATCATCAGTTACTGCGGGTGTTGTTATTTTATCTATTGCCATAATTTATTTTCCTTATTCTATAATTTTAAATCCATAAAAAATTGTTTTACCTGGTGTTCCACCAGTTCCAACTCCAACTGAAGAACCATTGTTTGTATCTGCATAGGCTTGTATTTTTACTACATCTCCAACACTTAAAGTTAATGTAAAAGTCATACCCAAATTTATTTGAGTAAACGTAGTTCCATTTGATGTACTTTCTGCTCTGGCAATTTGAGATTGATTTCCAGATGATGATATTGTTGTGTGTGCATATAAAAGCATATCTGATACATTTCCATTACCATCAGTAAATAATACATTTGTTCCAAAAGTGTATTTACCAGCTTCGCCACTAGGAACTGTAAAAACACCTGTGCTATTATTATAACAAGTACCAACATCATAAAGTTCACTATTAAAAACAATGTCTGTAGTTGTAGCGTCTGATAAAGATAAACTGTTTGTAAGTGATGCTTGAAAAGCTGGAGTGTTAACACCACCAACACCAGATACAAAGTTTGCTCTAGTCATTTTTCTTAATGCTCCAGAAGCAGAAGTGTCTGATAATAAAATTAAATCGTCTGTTGCAATAGAAGTTTCTGCTGTTTGACCAGTAATTACAGTTGGATCAAGTTGTTCATCGCTAATTGCATCATCAGCAATTTTAGCATTTGTAATTGCATCCGCTGCAATTTTTCCTGTAGTCACATTTAAATCTATTAATTGTGAAGTGCCCACGGATCCTGCGCCGGGTGCGTTTGTTGCAGTTGCTCTACCTAAAAATACACAGTACATTTCGTCTGTACCATTTGTTAATGCTGCAGATAATGTAAGAGCTGTTCCTGTTGCAGTATAAGCTTTACCGGACCCCGGCTCTTGAACTACGTTATTTACAACAAGTCTAATATCGTTTTCGTTAGTTACTGAATGTGATAGGGTATATGCAGTTTGAGAATTGACGATAGTAAATACTTGTCTTTCGAAACTTATAAAACTTCTTGCTGGAGCGTTTCCTAAATACGACATGATTCTCCCTATGTACTGATTGCGTCAACTGCACCTACTACTGTATCTAAAGAACTAGCTGTATCCGATAAAACATACAATTGGTCTCCAGAAGCAAGTACAATTTTACTTCCTCCGTCAATAAGCTCTAGTGAGCCGCCACTGACAATCGGCGCGTTTTTGATTAAATAATAATTTGCTGATGATCTTCTTAAATAAACATCAACAGCTATAGTTGATGTAGTTACATTAGCCATTCTAACACTAATTAAAGTGTCATAACTATTAGCAGCTCCGCCTAAAGCATCTACTGCTGATGTACCTGTGTTTCTTGTTAGATAATTTCTAAAGTTTTGTGCCATAATTTATTCCTTATACTATAACGCGATTGCCATTGCAACGGCAAAACCCGCTGTAGCTCCCGCAGTTCCATTTGAAGCTGAAGTTACTCTTCCTTTTGCATCTACTGTAATTGATGAATTTGTATAACTAGCAGCTGTAACTCCTGAGTTCGCTAAAGTTAATGCTCCACCAGATGCAATTGTTGCATCACCTGATACTGCTGATTCTTGATAACTTGTACCATCTGCAACTAATATTTTAGCAGATGTATTATCAGGCATTTTTAATAATGATCCTACAGTTAAAGTACCATTTACATAATTAGATATTACGTTTGCAAAGTTACCCATCAATGAGTGACTTGAACATTGATAATATAAAATATTTGGTGTGTTAGCATCAACTGCTATTTGAGTATATGCCCCAGAGTTTCCTGGAGTTCCGTTTGTAGTTACACCTGTAGTGTAAGCTGTAGATTTGTCTGCTTCTAAATAAAATCTTAATGGGTGACCGTTGTTTGTAGAATCTGCTTGATCAAATCTATAATAATATTTGTATGATGAGTCTGCACCTGAAAATGTGATTGCTGGTGATTCTAATCCATCAAAAAAATATGCACTAGAAGATCCTTGACCTGAGTAAGGATGTGCTGCTGTTTTAGTACCAACTTTAACTGTAATAATTTTTGGCGCTGATGAAGAACCATATTCTTCTGGAGTAGGTAAACTTATTTTTGCACCAGGCACTGTACAGAATACTTCTGTTGCACCCGCAAAGTTTACAGCAGCATCACTATTAGAACTAGAAATAATATTAGTTCTAGCAAGTGTACTTGCTCCTCCGTTTAAAGTTCCAAAACCAACTTCAAAATTATTTGTACCGTTTTCAAAAATACAATAGTATGTCGTATTACCTCCACCGATACCTGCAGCAAAAGTTTCAAAACCTGTTACCGCACCACCAAGTGTAAACGTACCTGTACCAGTAGTCGAACTGGATTCTTTAACCCTATCGTTTAATTTAAACGCCATTTAATTTTCTCCTTATGCCATGCTTATAATTGCATTAGCCGGTGTACTTGGATCTGGATAAGAAACTGTAAACGTACCATTAGTAGCCGTTTTGTTTCCACCAAAATCTAATACTACACATAACTTATCACTCTTGTCATCATTATAGATTGCTGCAAATGCTGCTGTAAAAGTAGCACTAGCCCAAGTACTATCTGCAAAGTCAACTGAAGCAACTGCAGTTCCACTAGCTACCGCTTGAGAACCTAAAGCTTTTCTCTCATAGTTTGAACCACCAGAAGAACTAACTTCATTAGTTGTAAGTACAACTGTACTAGATGTCGAGTAAGGATTAGATGTGTACAAAGCTATTTTGAAAGCATCTCCTCCATTTGCAAAGTTATGTGTTCCCGAAAAGAGTTCTCCTCTAAATGCGAACGGTATTATATTTGCCATATTGTTTTCTCCTTAGTATTTCGATGGTGATTCAGATTTTAAAGGAGTACGAATAGCTCCATCTTGATATTCGTCTCTACGTCTTCGACCTTGTTGTTCGATCGCATACGATTGTAATGCTCTTTTAAAAGATCCTTCGTAGTATTGTAACATATCTGCGGGACCTTTCAAGTATCCATATGCTTCTACCAGACAAGCATACAAAAGTAAATCTTGATATTTATTAGAAGTATAAGTTCCAACTGTTGATGCTGGATTGGCTGTAGTAGGCTGTGTCGTGCTTGTTATACTAATAGGTTGTTTAACATATGCTAAAGTAATAGAAAAATTAGCGTTTGGAGTAGGTGATACTACCCAAAATTCAGCATCCCAATTACCATAATACTTAGGAATTCCAGAAGCTGTGTTGGGAGTACTATAATATTCAGCCATAAAACTTGTATCTTTTTTTTCTAAAAAAGTTTGATTTCCAGCTGAATCTGTTAACTGCGCGTACCTAATAAATCTTAAATCAGTTGGAATAGTTACATATCTATTTCCACTTACCAAAGCAGACGTTGCATAAAATCTATTATCATCAGAATCTGCATCTCTATAGATTCTATTTTCTGCATTTTTAATTATTGTACTTAATAAAGTATTAGATAAAACTGAATCATCTACTTCTGTGTAGTTTCTAATATCATCTTGTAAATTTGCTAAAGTGTAAGCCATATTATAACTCTATATTCAATGGGCCTGCTTGGCAACCATTTCCTCCACCTGAATGAAGTGAAATCCATATACTTCCTTGATCATTAGTTTTTAATTGATACCCATTATAATTAGTAACGGTAGAAGGTTGTCCTGCACTTGCAGAAGTTGTTGTAATTAAATCAGTAACTATTCTTGCGCCAATAACTGTTGCTCCGGCTAAGTGGCTACCTGCGATAGTATTTGCAGGAGTTACACCTCTAAAAGATGCATTTGTTCCTCTAGTCAAACCAGACAATGTTTTTGTTCCATTATTATAACTTGTGTATTGAATAATTTCATTTTGATAAGTGCCTATTTTTAAAGGATCAGAAGTATCTGATGAAGTTAAAACTTTTTTAATTATTATAAAACCACCTAATATATAAAAATCTAAATCAGCGTCCGTTACAACTAAGGAAGTATCTGTAGCATTTATATTTGCTGATAAAGTAGTTGTAAGCTCTGTATTTTGAATAGCAATTGCATTACCTGATGAATCAATTATAGGTGATTCAAGAGTCATTAATCTTACATAGTCTCCTACTTGTATTCCACTATCAGGATGAGAAACATTATATACAGCTCCAAGTCCTCCTGAAATATTTTCTGTTGTAAAAGGATTAGTAGGTAAAAAATCTGCTGTAGGTAATTCAACTCTTGCAGGTCTTGCATTCATTAAACCTTGAGGGTCACCTGTAAATCTTGTTGGTTGAATTTGTGGTTGCTTTGGTTCAAATTCTGAGTTGTGAACAAAACTACCATTCCATTCAGTAACCATTTCTTTATATGGAAATGCTAAACCTGATCTGTCAGATATTGCCTGCGCATATTTTCCTCTAGATAATTTTGCCATTAGGTTCCTGGATAATAAGTTTTAGGAGTAATAAAAGAACTCGATGAAGATCCATCTTCAGTTAATGCTCTGTTTAATTCATCCTCATATAACATTTTTAACATTTGAATTCTATCGGGTGCATATTTTACCGCTAAGTAATATGCAAGACCTGCAATCATACATGGTACAAATCTGTAAGGTACGTCTGCATCATTAGTATAGTCTCCGGCATCTTGAATTCTTTTTACGTAATAATAATTAAAAAATTTACCAGCTTGATCAGTCCCTGGTGTTAAATATAAAGTAACTGTTATCTTATCAATAAACCTTTGTACAAAATATTGTGTAGGTTGACCTGTAGAAGTTTTATTTGATAATGCTTGATAAGTTGATCTGCTAATTTTACTAAGAGGTGTATCTACATTAGAATCATTTCTAAAACTTGCTTCTAAAACATCATCCACACCATAAACAGCTGTTGCATCTGATGTACCATCAGTTGTTGATCTAAACATTGTATATGTTGCTTGATTATTAACTAATGTAATTGAGTTGTTTGCAACTTCCCAATAGTGCAAACCTCTATTTCCCCATTCTTGAAACATTATATTTAAAGAACGTCTTGCACTTTTTAATTGATATCCTGAAACTCCTTCAATACCAATTCTTTCATAAGACTCTTCTACTATATCAGAAATAGAAAAACCTTTTTCAAAAATTGTAGTTCCAGAGGTAGTGTTAGCCATTTAGCCTCCTAGCCAGTGTATCCGATAGTAACAGAT